ACGTTTCCTAGTTCATCAGTCAATTCCAAGAAGTATTGTGTACCTACTGAGTTGAAAATTTGTAATTGTTCTGGTATAGAAGTCATTGTTCTACTTACAGATACCAATCCGTTTGCACCATTGGCCAGTGGTCCACTTAGATTTACTATACCATAATATGTATTACTCAATGTTCCTTCGTTGACAAAGAAGGTGCTTCCTGTTGCTGATTGTGTGGAATTGTTGAGTAGATATAAAGTGGTATCATTCACAATATCAGAAATGACACCAAGATATTCATAAGTGGTTGTTACCAAGAATGTGCCGACTGCCAATTGTTGAGTGAATGCTGTGCCTGTTCCGAAAACTGTATTGCTGTTTGTGTTTGCAGTAATAGTTCCAACAGCCGGAGTAGTTTCTTCAAACACAACAGGTGTAACACCTGCAACAGTTTGTGTTGCACCATTAATAGTAACAACATCATTTGTACGAATTACGTCCACCAATGGGAAATAAGGGTTGCTATAATTTCCATTGTTAACAATATCATAACTACCAGTCAACGAACTGATGTAGAATTGAGCGTTGCTTCCTGTTGGAGAAACCACAGAAGCAACATTCGCAAAGAATGTCCAGACATTACTTTGAATTGTCAGACTGTTTGCAGAAACTGATGTTACCAAACCACCAACAACGTCTGTTGGTCTTGGTCCATATGTGAAATTGATAATAGATTGATTTGCAGTAAATGCAGTATTCAGTGTACCACCACCAAGATTTGAGAATGTGATGATGTTGTTACTTGGACTTGCCGCAGTACCACCAGTGATTGTTGCGATTGTACCGGTGTTATAGTAGTCGTTAATTGGCAGGCCAGTTGTCAAAGCATCAACAGTGGTATAATTCAAGTCATTGTTTGATGACATTGCAATACGACCAATAACTTGCATACCTGTTGGGTGCAACAAATTCATCAACACATCACGATATTTCTCAATTTCTTTTGATAGAGTCAATTGGTATGTGAAGTTGTTGTATTCTTGGTTTTGAATGACACTGAATGAACTTGGTTGACCAACTGTGTCTAAGTATTGGCCTTGACCGATAACTAGACCATTCAAGAATGTTGAATATGCCTTGGCGTGTCCGTCACCATATGTGATAACACCAGGTGTAACTGCACCAAATCTACTGTCATAGTTATCGAATGTCAGTCTTGGGTTCACTTGTGCAATATATGTTGCGGTATTGTTATAACCCATGTAGATGTTCATCGATGATTCTTTTGAATCAATCTTCAATGGAGTAATAATACCTGCTGTGTTTTGTACAGGAATAGAGGTGTAATTAAACACTCTCAATTGGTAAATGGCTGTTGCAGGATCAGCATCAGGTTGAACCACGAAGATGGAATCAACAGTTGCAGTATATGTTGCATTATTGATGTTTGGACCTTGATAAATCAAATCACCAGATGATGGTAATAGAACTGGATTTACGTTTTGAACAACAATGTCTTGCACAGCCAAAGAAATGGTAGGTGCAGAAACATAATCTTCACCGTTATCTGTAATGTCGATTGTGACAATCGCACCAACGTTATACACAACGTCATAGAATGATGCACCAGTACCTAAGATACCAGACGGCACCAATTGTGCTGTTGCTTTATAGAAACCAGAACTTGTGAAGTTGTTTGAAGAATTTGAAACCAAATAAAGTGTATTTGAATTTGCGATTTGATTGATCTGACCAACAACCACGTTTGATGTTGTAACCAAAAATGAACCAACATTCAATTGTGTTGTGAAGGATGCATTCGCAGAACCATACACTACATTGCTTGTGTTACTTGATGTGAATGTTCCTGTTGCAGCATTCGCAATTGCAATGATAGGTAAACTTGTTGTATAACCCATACCACCCAAAGGTGCAGTTACACCACTCTTGTAGATGTAGTTTGCACTTTCAATGGAACCTGTGACGTTTACAGATACATTACCGTATGCATTTTGACCAGACCCACCAATGAACACCAATGTATCATTGTTGCCGTAGTTTTGTCCAGGATTATTGATCAAAATCTTGGAAAGAATACCCAAGTTTTGAATGTCTGTACTGCCATAACCAACCGGTTCAACGAAGTCTGTTGCATATTCTGCCACTGCGGTGACAGTAGGACCTTTACTCATACCACTACCTTGGTCTTCAACGACGATAGAAGCGATTGGATATGTTCCGAATGATGTAAAAGTGAATGCGTTGGCTAGTGTTGTATTTGCATTCGCATGGAAAACACCGCCGGAGAAGGTGTTTGCAAAGTTGTAATTGTCGGTTGTATAGAATGTATGTGTAGTATTTGAGTAAGATTCTACTTGACCGAAACTTGTGGCAATATTACCAATGTAATAGTTTTGTTTGTAGTAGATGCTATCGATTGGAATGTATGAGGCTAATTGATAACCGGCAGGGTCACCACCACCTACGATAGCAACTGGATCCGCAACTTTACTTGTTGGTGTTGGACCTGTCAGACCGGAGAATATAACTTGTGTATTTGATTGTCCCTCAAACAATAATTCGTTTGAGTTGTTTGCATAACCATAACCTCCATTGACAACCGAAACACTGGTAACACCACCCGAAAGTACAGAACCAACCACAGCTGTTGCACCGATTGGGTTTGCAACGTTCGGATTCAAACCGCCATGAATAACAACTGGATCACCAACAACATAATCTAGACCTCTGTTGTTCAATGCTGGTGGTTGAATCAAGATTTGGCTGATCTGACCCACGATCAATGCGGTCAACATTTCTGCACCAATTGTTCCCGCAGGAACAATTTCACCATTCAAGAACCAGACTGGTTGATTGTTACCATCGACAACAGTTACATATTCACCTGATTGAAATAAACGTTCGATATTGGAGATGAATACTTCTGTTTTTTTGCCGTCAGTTGTTGCAGTTTCTACTGTTGCAATAGATTTTGATGAATTACCAAACAATCTCAAGTTGTTGATATTCAAGAAGTTTAGGTCATTAGTTGCCAACTTCAAACTTCTAGGAACATACCAAGTACCAGCAGAAGCCTTGAACACCGCATCTTTAGTGTAGAAGAAATCTACATCAGAATTGTAGAGTATTCTAAACAAAAACTCAAAAGACGCAGGGTTGCCCTTGTTTTGATATAGTTGTTTTGCGATTTTGATTGCTTTTGTCTTATCTCCAAGAATTTCTTGTGGGAAATAAGACATGAAATCGTTCAAATAGTATTGTAGGAACTGTTCTGTGGTTGTGTCCACATCCATATATTCCAACAGACTCTTTGATGTGTCCTGAATGTTTCCACTTTGTTCCATCCACTCATAATAAGCTTTAAGGAACAAAGTGAAGTTGGCGTAGTTCGGATCCTCACTAATGAACTTAGGGAGTTGATACGGAACCAGTAACGAGGTTTTCTGATTACTTTGTATCATTTAATTAATTTCTCTTAGCGGTTGCGGTTACTGTAACTGCATTTGAATCATATGGATCAATTGTTACAATTCTATTGTATGTTGAAGGTATAATTGTGGTTGTCGGTTGTGCAGATATTGCCAATTGACCTAAAGGACTATCTGGAATGTCAACAATGTTAAAGTTATTTAATGTGATTACTCCGTTGACATAATCGATAGTACCAACATTTGAACCTACTACAACTTGACCTTTGATTGGATCATTGTAGTATGCTTTAAGTGAACCGAATTCATTATTCAATGCAACATTCAACGCAGCTCCAGTACCTGATGTGTCCCCTGCAGCATTAACGATGTATGCTGATGCGGATGTATAACCTGCACCAGGATTTGTTATTGTGATGTTGGTGATGTATCCGTTGATCATGGTTGCAACAGCAGTAGCACCTGTACCATCGCCGCTGATGACAACATTTGGTACCGCAGTGTAATTATAACCACTGTTTACGATAGAGATTGATGCAATATTACTTGTTGATGTAGGAACTTCAGCCAAGAATACGTTATCAATTGTATTTTGTGCATTGTTTGGATCAACAATTGTGAAACCTGGACTACTTGTGATGGTACTTCCATATGTACCGCGTTTGATTGGTACGTTATAATAGAAGTTATATGTGATGGCTGCATTGAATGTTGGATAAAACTTCTTCTGCATTGAGAGTGTGTAATCGGAACTAACAATTGAACTATCGACCGCATTGATGTAACTTAACATTTGATAAGAATTGAAAGTTGCATTGAATGTGTTCAGGTCTTCACTAGCGTAGTTATAGATTGCAGAAACAACATTTGATTGCATTGTACCTGGTGTTTTTGCTGTCTGTGATTGTTGATACACCACATTTGCAGAGATTTGCAAGTACACATAGTCTGGATCAATGATTGTAGGTTCAATTGTAACAACACTGATTGGCTTCAGAACTTGGCTGATGATCAAACCTTTTTGTGTATCGGTCAAATCATATGCACCTTTTGGTTTCAGAGACACGAATACTTGGCCATATACAGGAGGATTGTTTTCCTCACCACCCCATACGGATACTGCATCAAACTGAATGCCTAGATTGTTTTGTTGCAACAATGTGATATAATCATTCTTGGTAACTGCACGGTTTTGTGACGCAAAGGCCTTAGGTGCTTGGAACTTGATGGATTGAATTGATTCCTTGTCTGTTCCTTGTGATGCTTGTTGATATGTACTAACAGAAACTGAAGTGAATGTTCCTGGACTGTCCATCAACACAAAACTGCTGGCCAAACCGCCTGCGGAACCAGAAGTTGAAATGTATTGTACGGTAACGATGTTGCCATCAGACAATTGTTGACCTAGAACACCATCACCGAAATAAATTTGATAGTTGCCGTTGATAGCTTCTTGCAAATAGTAAACCGGATCTGAAGAATTCAACGACAGGTAATCTGTGGTTGGGTTGAAAACCTGATATGAAGTATTTGAAGATGACTGTTTGACTTGAACAACCATTGTTGTTGTGTCGATATTTGGGTCAGGGATTTCAAAAATATAACTTGGATTTGTTGTTGAGTCTACAACAAAGGTATATGATGCGAAAGTACCTTCTTTGATCTCAACACCATTGAATGCAACTGAACCATTGGTCACACTACCAGTGATTTCGTTTGTTGTCACATAGTTATAGTTGACACCATCAATTGCACTAGACATGAAGTTTGTGTATTGTGGAATTGTGAATGTTGCGGTTGATACACCATTGAATGCCACATTTATCAACGCTACTGCGCCGATTGCAGACTGTGGTACATAATTCAACAATTTTGCATGAGAAATCACAGACGAACGTTGCAATGCAGAATCTAAGAACATTTCGTTGGCCACCATGTTCAAGTAGAATGCATTGTATTGTGTATTGTATGCCAACACGTCCAACAGTGTGGACATGGTAGATCCGGTGAAGTTGTAATCCTTAAAGGTATCTTGCGATTGCAGATAATTGATAAAGTTCTGCTTGATACTACCGAAATCTAGGCTAGCAACTTGAATATTTGTATTAGATGCCATTATCTGGACCTTTGAAGAAGTAAACTTACGTTTGTTGGTGTGGTGTTGTTACCAATGAAGAAACTAATATCAACATTAAAAGAGTTACTATCTGCATTTAATTGAACATTTAACGATAGAATTGAAACTCTAGGTTCATAATTAGTAATCACACTTCGAATTTCGTCAGAAAGAATACTTGCTGTAATATTGGTTGCAGGTTCAAATAACAATGCATTCAAATTGGATCCAACATTTGGTTGGAATGGTCTCTCATAAAAATTAGTAAGCAATAAGTTGCGAACCGAAGCAATAACAGCCTGTTCGTTGTAACGCATAGCCACATCTCCCGTACCAGGAAGGGCTTTAAATGTTAAATCCAAGTCTGAGTAAATTTTCGTTGATTTTGCCATCTACTATTTATGAGTTCAAATTGGAGACCAGAGTCGGAGTGCCAATATAATTGTTCAACAGATACTTTTCTGATTGTCCTAGATTGTTGAACTGTCCGACTGTAGTAAAATCTGACAAAACATTCGAGGAATTTTGGAAAAACTGTGAGTCCTGTGCTGGATATATTGTCATCAATTGATTTATTTGGTATACCGCAGCAGTTAAACTTTGTGCGTTGGCTGCATCAATTGATGTTGTGTTTGAAGTTATAGGATAACCATAGGTGATTGTTGTTGACAATAGATTTGTCAATGTACTCATTGTGTTGTACAATGAAGTTAAAGTGTTACCTAAGGTTATACTCGTAAAATTTCCCATGATCACAGAGTTGTTTTGTACACCGTCACTCTGATTTGTCAGATAGGACAACATTTTGCCTTGTGACATTGCAGTTGTATAGTGTGGTGTGGTTGTATCACTGTTTGGTGGTACAACATTAGATTCTCTGTTGGTCACATACAAATAATTGTTGGCTGTGGTCTTTGAGATTGAAGTGGCGGAAGAAAATACATTCGCCATTTCTGTGGTTATTGTGCTGGAGACAGTAGAAGTCAGATTGTTCGCAATAACAATTAGTGTGTTTGATACATTCCAGATGTTTTGTGTGACACTGGCCACAGGATTTTGAAAGAACCCTGTGACTGTTCCTGAACCGACTGCATTGGTTTGCCAACTGTTCAACAGAGGTGGAACCATACTCATTTGAGTTTGTACGTTGCTGCTGTAATTTGATACAGTAGAACTTGTTATTGGATCACTCGTGTTGAACCCTAATCTTCCGTAGATGCTACTCATAATATATTAAACTCCTATTTCTAATGGAATTGGAGGACCAGTTGGACCTTTTGGTGAAATGTGTATGTGTGCATTGTGTAATGCCAAGTTGACAGTATCGTAAGCCCAAATTGCTTCCATGACACCAAAGTTACCTAATGGTGCAGACATAGACACCAATGAGTTGATTGGTCCTATTGCATTGATTTGTGTAGGTACTGCGGCAGGAATGCCAACAGAAATGCCACCTTCCATAGTAACAAATCCTAGAGGTCCTGCACTGATACCTGTAACAGCATCAATTCTACCTCTTGAAGTGATCTTTTCAGCCACAAAGTCTGCATTGACTGACATATTTTGGCCAGTAATTGAAGTGACTGGCGCAGTAATTTTTAGTCCACTTGTGCCGATACCACCTGCAACAATGCGTGTATCACCTTGTGAAGAAAGTGTTGTCATGCCTTCCACAGTTTGTGTGAAGTTGCCTTTGATGTGTTGTTCTACGTTGCCGTCAACCTGTTCAATCTTGTCACCTTGAACCCAAAAGTTGGCATCTCCGACAACGGTGATGTTAAGTTTACCTTGCACCAACATATTCTTGTCTTGCAGGATAATCTCATAACCATCACCAATGATCTTATGCACCTCATCACCATTAGGATGAATTTCAATGAATGAACCAGTGCGGTGTTGCAGTCTGACACGTTCTCTCGTTGGAGTGTCATCCATTTCGAAGGAGTGGCCACTGGCGGTCTGTGTTGCATGGTTATATGGGAATACAGGTTGATAATTTGTATTCGCTGCGGATTCCGGCTCAGTCCATGCGGTAAAAAAATCTGGTTTAGTTGTCATGTTATGGACTGGAAGATAATTTGAACTGTGAACTTGTGGTTGGACCAGCTGTACTTGTTGAAACAGTGGATATGTATGATTGTAATCCAGTCAGGTTTGCTGGTGTCGGTGATGAAGTTACTGCCAAAATTGCAGAAGCGGAACCACTCAATGATGAACTTGCACTTGCAGTCGTTGCAGAAGTGGTAGAACTCAAAGCTTGACCAATACCTGCAGCAACACTCACTGATGATTTCGCTGCACTTAAAGAGTTTTGGAAATTAACCAAACACTGTTTCAGTATTGTTTGTAGTTGTGCAGGCAAACTTTCAATCCATGCAACAATTTGTTCCAAATCTTTCACCAAATTTGCAACTAAAGATATATCAAAAAGTATTTGTGCGGCCTGATTGATGATTTCTTGGACTCTTATACCAGTATCATACACTAAAGAAACACTTAGAGAAGCTATACCTGAAGTGTCTAGATTCAATAGTGATAATACGGCAGTTATTGCTAAGTTGAATTCTTGTTGCAACTGCATGATCGCCGCACGAACCAAATTGGCCGCTGCTAATTTGCCAGCTTTAATTGCACCAATCAACGCGGTTAAATCTGCACCAATCAATGCACCAAGGTTAATGTCTAATTGAAATTTAAAATCACAAACGTGGGCCAAATTTGCATTTGTTGATGCAATTCCTGTGTTCGTTAATGCACCACGAGCAACACCCGGAGTTGTTTGTGTGCCTTGTGTTAGATAAGAACCACCAAATGCCGCTGGCCATTGCGGCGGACTTACCTCTTGCAATATTCCATTGACTATTTGTGTTGTTGCATTGTTTACAAAAGCAACTGATGTGTCTGCGTCTGCCATATTAAGTTGTTGATCCAGTTGAAGAATTTGCATTTGCAAAACCAGGCAATACACCCATCATTATTGGGAATTGGCCACTTTCACCATCCATAAAGAAACCAACAACCCAATCGCCAATCTCCAGTGGTTGAAACTGTTTTGCTGTATTTATTGAGTTCATTGGATGTGCCCAAGGCAAAGATGTTGTCGGTATCATCGCCTTGTTGTCTGTATGCCAACCGAAAATACGAACTTGGCATCTACCGATACCTAGTGGGTCTGATCTATTTTCCACTTCACCAACCCACCACACGAAGCCATTCAGGCCTGCAAAATTGTTTACTGTTTTCATTTTATTTCTGCGCCAATGTGTTCCATGTTGTAGATGATGCCGGTGGATCAGGATACTTAGTAACAGAACTTTCTTTTGCAATCTCCATCACAGTTTTGTAATCAGATTCTGTTATTAAGTGTCTCACCGCAGTCACCAAATAGTTTCCTGAATAGTATAAGTCTGGTTCATTGACATTTGGATTTCTGGAACCAAGTTGGAACTCCACAACAGCACCGACAGTGACTAATGGATCACCAGGAACAGTAATCTTGACTCTAGTGTAGTTCGTTAAAGCCAACTGTGCAGTTCTATTTGGAATGAAAGTCTCTGCAAATATATTAGGTGCAACAGAACCTGGATTGGATTGAACAACCGGATTGTTTGCATCATTGAAGTTTGAGAACACCAATTTCAAAACAGCTTGACTCGTTTCATTTATCTTGTCGCCGTTTCTGTTCTGATATGCATTTGTTATTGTGTTGGTGTTCAACCCACCGGTGTTATTGTTGTTCCAATAGGACAAGTAATCAAAATTTGTTGTTGTTCTATTTCTTGTCAGAATGTCTACTGACAACAATTGGTTGGCAAACATACCAGAATTTACACCATGCAACGCATCATATGAATCCAAAAATTCATAGGTGGTTACATTGTAAACTTCTTCATTAAGATTTAAGTCATTGCGATTAAACAAATTCTTTGGATCATATCTGTATGTGTTATAGACGGTTGAATCCGGACCATCCATTAGATTCTGCAAAGATTTGAAATTGAAACCGTTACGGTTCTCAAAGAACACCATGTCTGCACCAGTGCCTACGTTTGGTTGAGGCCTTGCATATGTACACAACCAGTTGATTGCATCAAATGGTTTCAAGTTTGGTACAACGAAACTGTAAATGCCTGTTGTACTGTCTATGTTCTTTGGGTCTAATTTTGAAGAACTTATATTCAATCCTGGTTTCATTGTGCATATATCTGTGATTATAGAATCGATGGTCTGATTGACATAAGCTTTTGATACCTTATATTGTTCGGACAATAACAATTCTTCAGAACAGAAGAAAATACAGTAAGATTCTGTTGTCATGTTACCGGACAACTTTCTTTCACCTATCTTATATGCACGGAATGTTTTGCTGATCTTTACTGTGTTATCCGTTGACTTACTGAATTCCAAGAATATAAATTCATTACCTGTCAAGGATAACAATTCAGCATATGATTGTCCTTCTGTGACCATCACATATCCAGAGATTGCATTACCGAACAAATCTTCATTGAAAGAAATTTCATTCATGATGTAACGCAAATCAATAACCCCAGTTGGCGTATATAAGGCCAGCTGGGATAGGTTAAAGTCGCGGGTATTAAGAATGCCTGCCATCTTATGTGTTCAACAATGTTGTGAGTTGTTTTTCCATTGCACCAGCATATGTTGCATTGATCAAATTGATGTTTCTCTTAGACTCATTCAATTCAACTTCATATTCGTAAATACTCTGTGTGCTACCGGTAATAGTTTTTGTTACATATGAACCGTCTGGGAAATATACAGGTTGTCCATTGTTTTCTTCCGACAACAAACTTATATTGGCATAGGCGTAACTATCAATGTTATAATTTGTGATCGTTGTATTTGATGTTGTACTATCAAATGTTTTAATTGTCATCACATAATTTTGGATTGTACTTTGTGTGTATGCAAAAACTTGTGATGAGGTCACATTTGCCACTGCGATGTTCAATGTGTTAGCTGTATCTTGTGTGTATTTGTCGATGATGTAATCATTTAACAAATTTTCAGTCATAGGCCATTCACCTTGTACATCCACCATTTGATTTGCATAAGGCACCAACCAATAACGGTATGAATCACCATAATATTTGTCTGCAATTATGTCTGGTGTGTCTGTGTCTTTGATATCATAATTGTAGAACATAGAAACATTGTCCAACAGAGTTGGTATAATTTCCACACGTTCAAGTATGTTTGTTAAAGTGACAAGATTACCGTTGTAATCTGTTGTTTGAACTAAAGGAAAAGAATTGAAATAGAACATTATCTTAATCCTGTGATTGTACCTGATGTTCCTGAGCCTATTGGGCTTGAAGAAGATGCATTGTAACCTGCTTGAATTTTTGCCTTTGTTACAATTTCGATTTCTTGGAACGTTAGTGTCAATTGAATTTGAACTGGAGAACCATCAGTGTGTGCAGCAAAACCATTAGGTGCATAGTTAATGTCAATATCTTTCAGAATACAATCACCATATCTCGGTAGATATTCATTTTCGTCAGTGTCGAACATGAATTGTAGATTGAAAATTGATGGAGGAACAAAAAACATACCACTCACTGCATTTTGTGGTGTTATCAAATCGGGTGAGAAGTGATATTTAAATTCGCCTATGATTTTATTGACTGTTGAAGCTTCAGCCTTTGATGCTGGTGTAAACATGAACGACAATTGGAATTGTCTGAAATCCATTCCACGAAATATCATTTGCAATTGTGGGTTGATAGCATAACCTTGATTTTGTAACAGTACGTCTGTTACACCAGAACCGCCTAGGCCGAATTTACTCAAGACCGAACTGGCGGTAATATCAAGTGCTGCATTAATCCAAGGATCGATTGATTTTGCTGATCCTTTATTATCGGATGTAAACAAATCTTTTACAGCTGAGACTCCCTGAACACCCATGACACCAAAACCTAGATCGTTTGTTAAGTTCAATTGGTCATAAGATGCATTATATGAAGCATTTAGTGTGTCTGGCATATAGAGACAAATGACACTCACAGGACTAGAAGTTGCTGGTGTATAATTAAAGGTCGTTATTTTATCAATTAATCCATTTTTACTTGTTACAGATTCACTGAGATTGCTGTTGGGACTAGCTTGAGTGCCAGCGGAAGCAATAATTTGTTTTACAGTAAATTTAACATAGTGGTTTTTGGTACTTGAACCCAAATCGGATGGATAATACAGTGGTGTCAAAGTCTTTGTATTATCCAATGACGAAAGCGGCCCAGTGGCTGTGCCGGTGTCTGTTGAAATGTCTTGTAAAGTTAACGCTGCCATTTGTTGCTTTAGGTGTGAGATATATATTATTTATGGCATATTCAGGAAGATTCACTCCCAAAAATCCACAGAAGTATGTGGGTGACTACAGAAACATCATCTATCGTTCCACCTGGGAAGCGAAGGTCATGACCTGGCTCGACAAAAACGATGACATTATCTCTTGGGCATCCGAAGAACTCATTGTTCCGTACATATCACCAGTCGATAACAAGTTCCACAGATACTTTCCAGACTTCCTGGTCAAAGTTAAGACTAGGGACGGTACGATAAAGACACTCATGATCGAGGTCAAACCTAAGAAACAGACGGTTGAACCAGTCAAAAAGAAACGAGTGACCAAACAATACATTCAGGAAGTGGTAACTTATGGTATCAATCAGGCCAAGTGGAAGGCTGCGAATGAATACTGTCTCGACCGTGGTTGGGAGTTCAAAATCTTCACTGAAGACCATCTAGGTCTGTAACTAAATAAAAGATGGCAACATCTAAACTTACATCACTTGCAGAACAAAAGAAGGCAGCTGGACATAAAACTATGTCTAAGGATGCCACTGTTTGGCTGAAAGAAAAGATTGAAGAACTGAAAAAAGTTGAGATTCAACGACTTCCTGCTGCAATCAATCGTGAAAAAACTAGACAAACCGCTCAGTTCCGTCTTGGAATGATGTATTGTTTCTACTATGATCCAAAAACCAAGGCAGATTTAGAGTATTGGGACAGATTCCCAATGGTTTTGGTTCTGGAACGATACAATGATGGTTTCCTTGGCCTAAACTTGCATTATCTACCAGTGAAATGGAGAGTTGCATTCTTGGCCAAGTTGATGAGATTTGCACAATTGACACCAGATGATGATATCAAAAGAATGAGAATTTCTTATGATATTTTGGAAGCATCCAAGAGATATGCTGAATTTAGACCATGCCTCAAGAGATATTTGCTTCCACATGTACGTTCTAAGTTGTTGATGATACAACCTAATGAATGGGATGTTGCAACAATGTTACCACTGCAACAATTCAGAGGTGCCAAACCACAAGAAGTGTGGAAAGATTCTATACTGGAGTGGAAAAATCATATGAGTCACTTTAACCAAGAAGATTAAAAATGGCAGATACAACCGAAGATACCTCTCAAGATTCATCACAGGTACAACAATTCGAGACTGTTGTTGTAACAGCACCAAGACTACCGCAAACACAGTTGCCTCCGGTGACTGTTACTGCTTCTAGACCACCTAAAATTGGCATCGATGCATTTCTTGCTTCGTTCAACCAAAATGATGTTGCAAGATCGAATAGATTCGATGTGACAATCATTGCACCGGCTTTAGTCAGTCAATTTGGTACAGATTTTAGAAATTTGACATATAGATGTGAAAACGCTCAACTACCATCTAGAACCTTTGGTACTGTGGAACAAAAATTTGGTTCCAATCCAACTCAAAAATTTCCAATGCATTCATCTTATAATGACTTGCAGTTGACATTTATTGTTTCTGGTTCTATGAATGAACGAACACTATTTGATGTGTGGATGGAGTATATCAATCCAACATCAACATTCGATTTTAGTTACAAAAATGATTACACTGCAAGTATTTCTGTAACACAATATGACTTGACTAATCAGGCTACATATGTTGTCAATTTCATCAATGCATATCCTGTCGCAGTTAATCAATTGGATTTAGATTGGGCAAATGACGGCCACCACAAATTAACGGTTGATTTTGCATATGATTATTGGCAAAATGAAGGTGTACAAAACCTTCCACGACCATCATCCGGTAACGGTGGTGTTGGTGGTGGATTCTCATTTCAAACAATTAGTTCAACTGATAATTTATATTAATAACATGGAGTTTTATAATGGCTTTACCAAAAATTGATGCGCCAGTCTACGAACTAGACTTACCACTATCAAAAAAACACATAAGATATCGTCCTTTCTTAGTGAAAGAACAACGAAACTTATTGATGGCAATAGAATCAGATGAACGTGAAACAATCGAAAAGAATGTCAGACAGGTTTTACACAATTGCACATTGACTGAAGATATCAACATCGATAAATTACCAATCACCGATGTTGAGTTTTACTTTTTGAATCTTCGTGCAAGATCAGTTGGTGAAATCGTAAGAAACAAGTATCGTTGTGAGAATGTTGTTGATGGTAAGACTTGTAACAATCTGATGGAATCCAATTTGAATATCTTGGACATTACAGTAGATATGAATGGTGTTGGTGACGGTGTAATCCAGTTGACCAATGAAATCAGTATGAAGTTGAACTATCCTGAATTTGAGGTTTTGACCAACATCAACACAAATTCATCATCAACAGATATTGCCTTTGGTATGATCGTTGAGTGTATAGAGTACATCTTTGATGGTGAACAATACTTCTATGCTCGTGAAACCACCAAAGAAGAATTAGTGCAGTTTATTGAATCTTTGAATACTGAGCAGTTCGCCAAGATTGAAGACTTTTTCACTAACATGCCGAGATTAAACAAAAAAATCGATATGACCTGTTCAAAGTGTGGCTTCCACCACACTATTGAAGTGGAGGGCTTAGAAGATTTTTTCGGTTAACCTTTCGTCATGATAATTTGAGGAATTATTACACCACAAACTTCTCACTTATGCAACATCATAAGTACAGTTTGAGTGAACTTGAAAATATGATTCCGTGGGAACGTGATATCTATGTTAGTATGCTTATACAATATATTGAACAAGAAAACGAAAAAATTAAGCAAAACCAAAACAGTAGATGACCAAAAAAGAAATAGTCCCACCTGCTTTTCGACCAGACTACAACCCAGCACCACTGGGTCCTGTAGTCGAGAAGCTTATACAAAATAACCAAGAGATAAAAATCTTGGAGAGTCAACTCGCGGCTCTTTCTATGCAGATGAAAGATATGAAGCGCGCTTTCTCACCTAAACGCAAGTCTAAGGTTGGTAAGAAAGGTAAGAGATCCACTCTAAAAGAATCTTTGGGTGGTAGAACTGCAATTCCAGAACAAGAAAAAGAAGAAACCGAAGAGGGTTTCTTTAGTACCGTGTCTCGTGGTATGAGAATTAAACGCGGTGATAATGTGACAACAATCATTGCTAAGCTTATCGATTTTCTTGAAAGAGTTCATGGTGAAAAGAAACTAAAATATGAACTCGACGCAGACTTTGAAAAAGAAAATCACGAAAAAGAAAAGAAATTCAGTGAAAAATTCATCGAGGTCATTGATGAATTAAAGAAACCAAAGAAGAAGAAATATCTAAGACCAGAACAAGTCAAAAAAGAAATACCAAAGACTGAAACACCTGTTACTCCAGGTAAACCAGTAACAAAACCATCAGTACCAAAGACAACAGCAACGAAAAGTAATGTTGTTCCATCAAAGACAGTAAGTAAGGTGACTAAAGGTCTTGGTGCCGCAGCAGTCGGTGTCGGTGCAGCAACTCTAGGTACAAATGTTTATGGTGAAAGTGCTGATGTATATGCAAAAAACGTGGCCAAATTCAGTGGCCTGGGTGATGATGTATATAAAAAGGGTTTCAAAGACTTAACACCAGAACAACAAGAAAAGGTGATGGATTCAATCACCAAGCAAGAAGGTGGTCATCCACGGGATATCAATATGCGTCTGAACAATCCAGGCAATATTGTATTGGGTAAAACTACAGATACAGAAGAATTCTTAATCAAGAGAGCAAAGACGTTTGGTTCAAGAATTCCAGACTTGAAGACAGATGTTGGTACTCATAATATTGTGTACGCACACTTCGATTCATTGTCTCAAGGTAGACAGGTCATGCGTAAGATGTTGTTGAGTCCTCAATATGCGGATAGAACAGTCGCTCAACAAGTGGCAAAATGGCTTGGTGCAGAAAAGTCCAAACCAACCAATGTTGCACCTCAAGTTAAACCCACATCAACAGCTGTCAATACTGTAATACAAAACAACACCAATGTTGTTGGTGAAACATTGAATAAGACTTCTGTTGCAAACCAAGACGTTAAGAAGAACATCACATCAAACAATGTTTTGGTGAATAATACTGTAACGTCTGTCAACACAATTAAGAAAACAACCAATGTCTTGGTTGAACCTCCGGTCAAAGACATTAAACCAGTGTTTATGGAACAATAACAATGCAAAAGATCAACGAATATAATAAAGCAAGAAGTGTACGAAACACAAAGTTTACTGATTTGATTGCAAAGAATATGATGAACAACAAGGGACTTTTATCGTCCACTAAGTCTGCAATCGGTGGTAAACTGAGTGCAGAGATTGTTGGTATCAAGGAGAAGTTTAATCCAATCAGTATCGCCAAAAGATTCACTGGTAATCTGGGTGCAACTTTGGTTGGTAAAATGTTGGGTAGAAGTAAAACTGAGATTTCACATTTCACTGGGTTATCTGCTGGTAAAAGTGAAGATCCACTACACACAAAAGTGTCAGATGGTCAGAAACAAAGAATGCGTAAAGGTGATGCGATTGCTGATGTGTTGGCCAAACTCTATAACGTAACAAAACAATATCGTGAAGAAGACGTTAAGAGAATGGAACTCGATGACGACTTCAAGAAAACAAAACAAGAAGAAAAAGAAAAATGGCAGAATGATATGCTTGAGGCTCTAAAAAGTCTCAGCAAGATGAAACCATCCGCAGTCAAAACAGAAGACAAAAACAATTTCCTTAGTAAGTTAATGGACACAATGGAACATGCCATAGAGACTAAATTGGAAATGAAATTGGGTGAAAAAATCTTCAATTCTGTTTGGAAGAGAATAACCGGTGCGCTGGTGGGTGAAGCTGTGGTTGCCGGTGAAGGTGCTGTTGCTGTCGGTGCAGGTATACCTGTTGCTGCCGTAGTTGGCGGTATTATTGCTGCAGCCGCTGGTGGTTATTTCTTAGGTGAACACCTAAAAGAAAAACTAAAAACCAAAGAAGATGAGGTTGCCTTCAAGAAAGGCGGCGCAAAAGCTGTTGATGCACAACAACGTATGCGTGACAATCTGATTCCAATGATGGACCAAGCGGAAGGTGGTATTATACCATTATCGGATGAATGGCAAAAGGCCAAGGATGATTATGATGATGCAACAAAGGGTTATAAAGAAGAACCTAGTGTACCTAAGGTAAAGTCTGACAATCCAATATTGCAAACACCTGCACCTAAATCTGTACCAGAAAAGACCACAGCCACACCAGTTCGTGGTGGTCCAATGGTGAAGGCACCGACTACAAAACCTGTCAAGGCCACAACCACACCAGTTCCTAGTGTACCAACGGTGGAGGCACCGACTGCAAAACCTGTCGTTGCAACACCTAAGATTGTAACACAAAAGGCCACAGCAGAGAAAAAGTCACCGTATCAAATACCAGATAAGGTTATTTCTAACATTGAAAAGAGTCCTAAAGTTAAACCTGTGACAACATCGAATGTGTTGGCTAAAAAGGTTCAGGAACTTATTGATAAGAACAACGATTTGAAAATCGAAGAAAAAAAGACAAACAAAACTTTCATGGTTGACAATTCTAAGAAAATCAACAATGTATCACAGGCCGATTCAGATTTCAAACAACCAGGATCCATCCCGGTGCGTAGTGATGAAGATACACTAAGACGTACCTTGAAATCAAATTATAGACCAGTATAAACAAAAAACCCCGCACAAGGCGGGGTAAAATTTTAAGGAGACAATTAGACGTTTAATCTTCAGCTAACTTACTGAAGTATGCAAGGTCGTCATCCTCGCTGGTGTCCCATGGTGGATCACCTGCATCGTCAGCAACTGCCTTCTTAGGTGCAGCAGCCTTCAATGTTTCTACGGTAGTCTTAGGTGCAACTTCACCATTCAGACCAAGAACCTTTTCCAAACGACCTTTCAGGTCATCATAAGATTTAAATTCTTTGTCTGCGACCAATTCTGCAAGAGAATGTTCGGACTTCCAAATCTTTTCCAATTCTTCGTCATCATCCAATAGTGCGGTTGGAGATGCGAATTCAGATTTGTCGTAGTTTTGATAACCAGCAACCTTGGTGATACGCAACTTGAAGTTGGCACCAGTCCACAAGTCAAACGGATTAATCGCGGTTTCGTCCTCGAATGCCGGATTCATTGCCCCGGTAATCTTCTCGAAAATCTTAGCACCGAACTTGAACAATTTAACTTGTCCTTCATTCTCTGGATGCTTAGGATCAGAAACGATATACACGTTAGCAATGTAATTCAACTTACGTTTTTGCTTAC